CCCATTGAGTTGTGTACCGCCTTGTGGTCCAGCAATACTAGCAAACTTTTCTCTAGCTTCACCTACTATTCGTTTGGCAAAGCTATAAGCATACTCTTGTATCCAAGGAAACGCTTGGTAGTCGTTCAATAACATACTATCTGGCTTGTAGTTATACAAGTGTAGTAATACATCCTCAAACCCATTTGGATCTGCATTTGAACCAACAAATGGTATTTTTCGTATTAGGGTAAGTTTTTTAGTAGTTTTATTGAATGTAAAATTCAAATAACCACCAAACATACGCATTGCTAATTTTTGATAATCTACAAATAATTCGTAATTTAATAAACCACCAACACGCCCTGCAACCAACATGTAAGTGTTTAGATAACCTGATGCAAATGGTTCAAATTGACTAGCAGTTGTGCCTGATACCGAACCAATACCGCGTCTATATGCTGCCCTAACATCCATAACAATGCTAGGTAATATAATTTCTTGTGTTTCAGGAAAAAGTTTAAGAAACGCATAGCTTTCTTCTTGACTGTTACCGGCTCGCTGACGATATTTAATTAATGCTTGATTTATAGCCATTTCATAATGCTCTTTGTCAAGCTCTACATCTACTATACCATCGCCTAGGCGCATACGAATGTAGTCAGTAATTTCGGCTCGCTTTTTATTGAACGATACAAGCCATTCTGCGCCTTCATCAAACTCGATGTGCCCAGATCCTGACCCTGTGGCCGAATTGTATAGGCTGTCAGATTTAAGAACGCCGTTAGCGTAAAAGTAGGTAGTATCCGCTACTACATTGCCAGTAAAAGGGTTAGACATCCATGTTCCTAAAGTACAAAGTATTTATTGCACTTTAAGAAGAACAGTATCCGAATTCAAACGCCCATTACCCTGTGTTTCTGTAGCTTTAATATCTTCTAGGAATTTACGCAATTGGATTTTGCCCGCTTTTGCAAACTCTTTAAGTTTTTCTTCTGGCTTTCTAAGTGTTTTGCCAACACTTGTAGACTCATTGTATCCTGTGAGCGAAGTACCTTTTACACCCAATGGTCCTGTAACACTATCGGCCACATACTTGTAAAGCTTACGAGTTTTTGTATTGTAACACCATAGTTCTTGTGCTCCAATGATGTCCACAGGATTGATAGACACCAACTTCAGTGTCTTTTCTTCCCGCATGTATTTGAGCTTGCTGACAACTTTTTCTTTGTTGGGTGCTCGCTTGACTCGCGCTTTTTTGGTAGCTTTCTTTACATTACGATATTGATCCAGTGCATCCAGTATGCTTTGTATAAATGCATGATGCCGTTTGTAATCAGCTGCTTTGTAATGACGGTAAGCTTCAGCAATTTGCTCATCGGCTTTGCCAAGTGCTTCGCCTAGCTCAGTTTTGCGAGCCATGAACAGGTCTTCGAACTTTTTAATTTGACTCTGTGGCACTGTGTTAGCGACAAGATAATCGTAGGCTCGAGGATCTACAGTTTTACCTAAAATAACTTCATCATACAGGCCTTCAAAGTGTGCCAGGTGCTCGCTGGTTTTTTCGTTGAGGCGATCTTGGATAGTTTTAACAGCACCAGGGGCTACAATTTTTTGTTCTGTAGCGGGTTCGTCGGGTATGTCGCTGTTGATAATTTCATATATTCGATCTTTAACATAGCCCAATTCTTTTTCACGCAACGGCATGCCCTGCTTGTGTGCTTTGATAAGACTGCAAACTGTGATGGGCAATAACCGGTCGCTGCTGCGAATAAACCGGCTGACTTCGTTTTTGCTGTAATGATCCTTCATCCAATCCGCAACATATTTTTTTAAGTCTTTGGCACTGAAAAAATAATTGTAGTAGAAGAAACTTTTACGCAAGTGATGATCAAACTCTTCTTGCGTCATTGCAAGGGCTCGCTCTGTATCCCACACTGGCTCTCTACCAGTGTGCTTCTCGTCGGCGAATAGTGGGTCACGCTTTTTTGGTGCGGCTTTTTTGGGTGCTTTTATGCTTTGTGCAAGTGCCATAGCAGACTCCTTGAGTTGTACAAAATAGTATTATACTATTCTTTGGGCTTTTCGTCAAGCAAGGTGCCAAACATGAGCCAACCTTGCAAATCTTGCAACTCTCGTTGCACTTTTGTTAACTGCTCGTCGTAGTGTATAGAGTGCCCGTATCTACGCCTATCAACATCCAGTTTACTTAATTGTCCGACACTTGCTTCCAAATTTTTATACATTCTCTCCAATTGGCGCTTGTTCATGATGTTGTGCATGGCCCATAAATTGCGCCTAATTTGCTGATCTATTGCGGGCCAATCTGATAGAGAATTAAAATCACTCATAACATAGTATATAGCTAAACCTAATTTGTGTCAATTTTGGTGTCCGCTAAATACTAGATAACAGGAAAACAAAGTGCCAAGATTATCAATTTGGAAAGATGGAGCGCATACTAACGATTACAAATACATCGATCGTAACATCAGCGAAATGTTTACGGTTGGTGGTACTGGTATTCTTGTACACAAATATCTAGGAACTTCGGAACAGAACCTAACTAAAACTACTAGTGCAGCGCAGGGTTCTGCCGGGGCCACACTAACATTTTCTAGCACTTCCGATATTGACCTTGGTATGTTTGTTACTGCAACTGGTGTGCCTTCTGGCACTAAAGTTGCTGCTAAAACAGCAACTACCGTTACCCTAAGTGTCAGTACTACTAGTGCTTTAACATCAGGCGCTACGGTTAAATTTTACACAGATGCTGCGAAACCAAGTTATATAAACGAATCTGCGTTAAACATTCAAGACTTATTGTTTTTAGAAAATCGTGATAGAAAATACGATGTTGATGTTTATTCTATGCGTGGTATCTATCAAGTACAGGATGTAACTTTTGATCTAAGTCAGTTTGGTATGTTTTTACAAACTGGCACATTGTTTATGGTTTTTCACATCAATGACATGATAGCCACTCTAGGTCGTAAGCTTATGCCCGGTGATGTAATTGAATTAATGCACTTAAAAGATTATTATCCGTTAGACGATAGTTTGCCTGTTGCGCTCAAGAGATTTTATGTAATAAGTGACTGTAACAATGCAGCCGAAGGATATTCAGCTACCTGGTGGCCGCACCTATGGCGTGTAAAAATTAATCCGTTGACTGACAGTCAAGAATACAAAGACATACTCAATCAGATTAAGGTAGACACTGATCCAATTACAGGCAACACTGGTAATGTAACACTAGGATCTGTATCTAGTATTATAAGCAAATATCTTGAAGTCAATGATGCAATTCTGCGCGAAGCTGAAACCAATGTTCCATATTCTGGATACAACATTGATCACATTTACATTAAGCCAACCGATCCGACGGGAGGACCTGGTGATCCCTCTGGCGTTACAGCCGACGACGGATCAGTTACATCTGATGCAGGTATTTTAGATGCTGATGCCGGGATCCAAAGTCCCGATTCGACTGTGGAAGGCTATTTAACTGGTGATGGCAAGGCTCCAAATGGATTACCAGTATATTCAGGAATAGCGTTTCCAACCAATCCATTGATAGGTGATTATGCCTTAAGGACTGATTATCTACCAAACAGATTGTTTAGATGGGATGGCCGCCGCTGGATTAAAATTGAAGATAATGTAAGAACGACATTAACCCCTGGGCCAAATAGTCAGACTTTACGCAGTGGATTCGTTAACAACACTAATACATTTACTAATAATACCGGCGAAGTAACAGAAAGACAAAGTTTAAGTCAAGCACTAAGACCAAAGGCAGATAACTAATGGCTCAACAATTTTTTTATGATGCTCAAATTAGACGATTTTTAATTCAATTTATAAGGATCGTTAGTAACTTCGAAGTTGAATTTGGCAAGGATCGGGATGGCACAAGAACTTTACAGCGAGTCCCTGTGTACTATGGTGACCCTAGCAGACAAGCAGCCACTATACTAAGAGGCAACAGCGAAAACATAATGAACGCTGTGCCTGCAATGAGTGCTTATATAAGTGGTTTTACTTATCAACAGGAACGCATGCAGGAGCCTAGTTTTGTTAGTAAAATGTCATTAAGAGAAAGACAATATGATCCCGAAACAGGTTTGTATGACAGTCAGCAAGGTGATTCATATACTATCGAAAGGTTAATGCCGGTTCCTTATGATCTTGAAGTAAAATTAGATATATGGACCAGCAACACTGAACAAAAGATGCAGTTAATAGAACAACTAGCTGTCCTTTTTAATCCGTCTTTTGAAATTCAAAGTACAGATAATTATATTGACTGGACAAGCCTAAGTTATGTTCAACTATCTAGTGTGCTGTGGACTTCAAGAACCGTTCCTGCTGGAGCCGAAGAACCAATTGATGTGGCCACTTTGACATTCTTAATGCCAATTTGGATAAGTGCTCCTGCTAAAGTAAAACGCTTGGGTGTCATACAAAAATTTGTTGGCAGTGTTTATGACGAAAAAGGTGCATTTAATCAAGATACACTTTTAGTCAATCTAGCAACACGCAGATATGTGACACCATTAGATTATGGTATATTTTATTCAGGCAATCAACTCCAATTATTAAAAAATTCAGAATTAGTTGACTCTGATGATAATATTATCAAAGTGGCGCCTCCGGTTACATGGCGGTCAGTAGTTGAAATTTACGGAACATTAGTAACTGGTGTTACAGAAATTAGAATGGCACTGCCAACAGGAAACGAACTAATTGGTACTATTGCTTATCATCCTACTGATCCTTACATATTATTATATGAACCTTTTGAAGATACCTCACCATCAAACACCCTTCAAGCAATAAATGCAATAATAAACCCATTGAATGTTAAAGTTGACAGCAATATATTATCGCCAACTACTGGTACTAGGTTCTTATTAACAGGTGCTATCGGAAATCAAAGTAACATCAACGGAAGTGTAGCATGGGGCGATCTTGTTGCTAATGCAAATGATATAATTCAATATAATGGATCAAATTGGCAGGTAGTATTTGATAGTCGTAATGAAAGTTCGGTTGAATATGTAACTAATACCCTTACAGGTATTCAATACCGTTGGACCGGTAGCGAGTGGGTCAAATCAGTTGAAGGTGTTTATCGAGGTGGCGAGTGGAGTCTAGTCATATAGGTTGTGGTGCGCTAATTTACAGTATTCAAACTAAACGATATCTTTTTTTATTAAGAAATCAAAAAAGACACGCTGGCTCCTGGGGCTTGGTCGGTGGTGGTGTTGAGTACGGAGAAACGCCTGTAGAAGCACTACACAGAGAGATTCAAGAAGAAATAAATTTAGAAAAATTTATTCAATTAATTCCGCTGGAGAAATTTACTAGTGTTACCGGAAATTTTGAATATCACACTTATCTAATTACAGTCGACAATGAATTCGTACCACAATTAAATGATGAACATAGAGGATATGCTTGGACTAGTATCGAAGATCATCCAAAACCTCTACATCCAGGAGTGTGGCGAACTTTCAACTTTAGAGCAATATTAGATAAAATTAAAACTTTTGAAGAATCATTAGAGATCACATTCTAGAACTAAATCGCGAAAGTTAATTCTGCGAAGGTTAGTGTGACCATACCATTCCTGCGGCATGTAACCGCGACCGGTAGGAGATACCAGTACAAAATCTACTAGAGTATAAGTTTTAAAAACATTGCCCATTGCAAGAGCCCAGAATTTATCTGTGGTCTTATCATACTCTTTGTATCCATTGGTATCTGCATACACATTGCTAGCGAATCCTGGAGTATCTATTCCGTCGTGGCCTAATAGATAGACAGTTGAGTGGCCATCAAAACAGGCAAGATAAGCTGCCAGTGCTCCGGCATTCCAACTGGGATTTTGTGGTATTAAATGAAATGTTCCAGGATAATTTAAAATATTGTCGGGCGTGCTGTAAACAACATGAGTAGCTGCATATCCTCGTATCCTAATTTCTTTTGCTATGTCTCTACCAACTGCAACCAAAAAGTCAGGCTCAAAATCTCTGTAGAGTGCATTACATCCGTAGGATTGAATTTTTTTGTTTTTGAGGATGCTTAAATCAAATCCTTGTCGACTTAATCCATTTCCAATCACAACTGCTCGCTGGCCAAATCGTTGATTGTTTACGATGTTAGGAACGTATTCTTTTTCGTAATCCCATCCG